TCATCGCCGAGTCAATCACAGAGCTGTGGGAAAACGTGCAGGAACTTGCCAAAGACCCTACGATCAGGTTTGCTCTGTCGCCAACCGTGGACGCCACATGCCCACCGAACATCGAGCGCCGCAGGGTCGTGGTCGGTTACGCCGAACTAGGACGGTTTACACCGCTTGCCAAAAACATGATTGCCGAAGCACGCCTACTGCACACAGGGGAAAAACTGTTAGCCGAACATGTGCAGCGCGCCGTTGCTGTTCGCACCGACAACACGATCGTGCTCTCGAGCAAGCGATCACCTGGGCCAATTGAGTTAGCGCGCACAATGGTCTGGGGAATTGGCATGTGTGCCCGTCCAGTTACCTCGGGTAAACCCATGCTGGTGGCTGTTAACCAGTAACATTCTCGTCGGCGACCGCACGTTCTTGCCTTTTGTCGGAATCGGATAAGTCTCGTGCGGTTGCCACTTATATGGCAAAGTAGGGACATGGGATTATTTGATCGCAAAATAAGCAAGGCAGCAATCAGCCCTGCGCCAGCAAAAGCGGCTGCAGCTGGTGGTTCAAACTTGTACGGGAACCAGAACACTTCGTTCAATGTGTTCAATCAGTATTATTCTTGGCGCGAAGGTGAACAGCGTAATTTGCTGATGACCATTCCAGCGGTTTCTAGGTGTCGAGATTTGCTTGCGTCAGTTATCGGATGTATGCCATTGCGCGCATACAACATGAGCTGGGACGGCGAGCGCATGGTCAAAAACTACATTGCGCCTCGATCATGGATGCGTCAACCAGACCCACAAAACACGTACGCCCATTTCTTTAGCTGGGTTTTTGATGACCTCTACATGTTTGGCAGAAGCATAATCCACATTACAAGCAGGACGGCTGACGGCTTTCCTGCGTCCTTCCAGCGTCTCCCAGTCGGCTCCATCACGACGACCGATCAAACTGGTCCCGTCTGGTTCGCACCAAGCAATCAAGTTTATTTCAACGGCGTAGAACTAGACACGCGCGATCTATTGCAAATCTTGTCACCGACTACAGGGCTCGTTTACACAAGCGTGTCAGCAGTAGAAACCGCGCTAAAAATTGAGGCCGCGCGCAACCGCAACGCATCTAGTTCAATCCCTGCCGGCATCCTAAAGCAAACTGGTGGAGAACCGTTAAGCGCGCAAGAACTAGCTGATCTTGCTGCATCATTCAATGCGGCGCGCGCAACTAATCAGACCGCTGCACTTAACGAGTATTTGTCCTACGAGGCAACAACAATGTCACCAGACAAAATGCTGTTGATTGAATCCGCAAACTATTCGGCACTAGAAATGGCGCGTCTTGGCAACGTGCCACCGTACCTAGTTGGCGTAAGTACTGGCTCGTATTCGTACCAATCATCACAGCAAGCTCGAGCAGACCTTTACATTTTCGGCGTAAAACTTTATGCAGAAGCAATTGCAGAAGCATTTAGCATGAACAATATTTTGCCAAACGGCACCTATGTTGAATTTGACGCACAAAATTATTTGTCAGAAAACTATTTAGCAGACCAAGCAGAAGAACCACAAGAAAACACTCAAGAGGAGTTAGCAAACCGATGATAAAACTAATTGCAGGAGAGTTCACAGTTGACGCCGCCAAAGGCGACGCACCACGACGCACCATCTCGGGAACCGCTGTTCCCTACAACGTGCCGGCAACAGTTTCGGATGGCACAGCTGTCATCTTCCGTCCAGGCTCATTGCCAGTCGAAGGTAAAGCCCCGCGCCTGTTCATGTACCACGACGCATCCATGCCAGTTGGCGTTGTCACCGAGCGCGTGAACACCGAAGAAGGCATGATGTTTAGCGCCAAAATTAGCGCCACAGCTCTTGGCAATGACGCCCTTGTTATGGCTATGGACGGCACCATTGACCAAGTATCCGTCGGCGTAAATCCGACCAAGTTCTCGTACGACGAAGAAGGAACAATGATTATTGAGTCAGCTCAGTTCATGGAATTGTCCTTAGTGCCGATCGGCGCATTTGGAGATATGGCCAACATTGCCAGCGTCGCTGCGAGTATCCACCAAGAGCCAGAAGAAGTAGTGTTAAATGAAGAAGTAGTCCCAGAACAGGAGATAGAACCCATGTCAGAAGTAACCGTTTCAGCAGTCGAGGCAACAGTCCCAACTGCTCCACTATTCGCACAAGCAAAGCGTGAGTTTCCAATGCCATCGGCTGCAGAAGTACTTGCTGCATATCACATCGGCGGAGACACTTACCTCAAAGTAAGCGACGCATTTAAGCAAGCACAACGCAAAAATCAGACTGCGTTGCAAGCGGCAGCGGGCGATATCGTTACTGGCGATACACCTGGCCTCTTAAATATTCCCGTGCTTGGACCTCTGTTTCAGGACCTAAACTTTGTTCGTCCTGTAGTAAGTGCATTTGGCGCTCGCGCAATGCCTTCAACAACTTCACGTCAGTTCGTTCGTCCAACAATCACGACGCACACTTCCGCTGCAGTTCAGACCAACCAGCTTGACCCTGTATCGGCAACCACCATGGTAATTGCTGCAAACACAGTTACAAAATCAACTGTTGCAGGCCAAGTAACCTTGTCAATTCAGGACATCGACTTCACAGATCCAAGCGCACTTCAGCTTGTATTGAATGACCTTGCCGGCGAAGTGCTCATTAAAACTGACGACATTGCAGCAGATGCACTTGTCGCTGGTAAAACCGCATCGGGTTCAACTTGGACAGTTACAGCGAACGATCCATCTTCTTTGATTGAATCGTTGTATGACGCAGCGCGCGAAATTACAGAAGACAGCAATTACTTCCCAACTCACTTGTGCGTCTCACCAGATGTTTGGCAAAAATTGGGTCAGCAACTTGACGGATCAAAGCGACCTGTACTTGGTTACACCACAAATGGCGTGATCGGTCAGAACAGCATTGGTCGCGTAGGCGGTCTTGCATATAACGCAATGGATGTGTTTGGTCTTGACCTTGTAGTTGACAACAACTTCGCTTCAGGAACCATGCTCGTTGTGTATGCCCCAGGCTTTGAAATCTACGAATCTGGTGCATCATTGCAGAGCTTTGAAAACCCATCAACCTTGGGTCGCACGCTCTCAATTCACCAGTACTTTGCAACCTTTGTTGCCAAGTCAAGTTTCATTCAGTCGATCACGATCGCCTAGTCGAGAGCGGAGCATCCGCTCATGGCTACATACACAGTTACTAACAAGTACCTGATTGACAACTTTGCCGTACTGCAACTTCTGACCCCATCGGAGATTGCAGTCGGCAGTTCAATCACGGTTGCAGGCGTTGACGCAACATTTAACGGCACTTACACGGTGCGCGCATTGCCACAGTATTTGTTTGTTGGCATAGATACACAGGGCGATTTGCTCTACGACTATCAGGTGCCGATTGCTGATCAGGTGCTTTACGCCAAGACCGCTGACGATGTTCAGCGTTCCGCCGCGTCTGGGACTGTTGCTAATGACCCTGTTTGCACGTGGGTGACAGCCGCGCAAGTGATGTCTTTTCTCGGCATCACCATCACGAACCCATCGGACGACTACACGTTGCTCACTCAATCAACGTCAGCTGGTAATCAGTTCTGTTATCGCAGGCGTCAGGAATCGGGCTATATCGACTCTCTAACGACCTCACCAGGCGGTGACGCAACATTGGGCACTTTGATGTATTGCGCCGCTCTATGGCGCTCTAGAGGCTCAATAGAGGCAACCTACGCCACGTTTGATGGCATGGGTTCGGCACCACAGCAAAGCCTGACCCCGATTGTTAAGCAGCTGCTTGGCATCCCTCGTCCAGCGGTTGCCTGATGTCGTACACCGACCTATTCAACGAAGCGATTGATGACGTCACCGCAACGCTTACCGCAGTATCAGGATTGCGCGTCGTAAACGACCCAACAAAACTTGCACCTAATTGCGTGTACCTTGACGCGCCAAACTTTACAACTATTGCAGGCAACGGCAACGTGGTGCGACTCGAGTTCCCAGTCAAAGTAATTGGTTCTGGGCCTGCAGGTCTGCCGGTGCTACGTCAGATTTTGAGCATTGTGGCAAGCGTGCTTAGCTCCAAGATCATCGTGATGGGTGGCCGTCCGTCAAGCCTTGAGATCGGTGGCGCGTTGTATCCGTGCTACGACCTTGATTGCGCTATCCAAGCCCAGACTTCGTAATCCACAACTAAGCAACACAAATCATCTACTATCAGAACATAACCT